AAGGTGTAAGGCGCGCCGTTGTCGAGCCCGGTGCGATCGGCCTGCATGATCTTGCCGAGCTGGGTGCCGAAGAACATATCGCCGGCCATCTTGGCAAAGCACATGGCGTCCCAGCCGGTGAAGCGCGCCCAGGCGCCAGTAGCGGCATTGACTATCGCGCAAAGCTGGCTGCCAGGCGCACCGCCGGGCCATGTGACGAAGATGCCGCCGTACTCATCCCATTTGCACATCGTCCAGGGCAACGCGCGCTTCGCCAGCACTTCGTCACGCCACATCGGCTTGATCTGCCGGGTGATGGCGGCGAGCTCGAGCTCGGCCCTGTCCTTGGTAATCGCGCCTGAGGTGGGAAGGATGCCGTCGACGCAAGCCACCAGGAGGTCGCCGCCGATCGACAGCGTTGCGTTCTTGCCCATCGGCGGGCTCATGTCGTAGCGGCCCTCCTGGCGCCAGTTGGCGGCGCTGGCCGGATCCGAACCGGTGAACACGATGATCTCGCCGAGGTCAGTGCCAAACACCAGCTTGTCGTCAATGCCGTCGCCGGCGTCGATCGACCAGGTCGCGCAGTAGAGCAGCTTGCCGCCCTTGGTGGCTGCACCCGACAGCGGGATCATGCCCAGCACGCCGCCGACCGCGTTGAGGCCAAGATACCAGGCGTTCATCGAGTTCAGCTCAATGAAGAAATAGCGGTTACGATATTTGCAGACATGCACCAGGTTGCGGCCGGCGACAACGGCGGAGCCGACCGGGCCGGTAATCTGGCCGGCGTCGAGTGTGGTCCAGGTGGTGCCGTCGAATTGCAGCGGGGCGTCGCCGGCATCGTTGACGACGGTGAGAAAGTCGCCGGCTGCGTTGGCGAGCTGCGAGGCGCTGTAGTTGCCGTTGGTCTGGCCGCTCTTGACCAGCACCGGCGTCGACGTCGTGACGTCGTAGACCTTGGTGGCGTTGGCGAAGAACATTTTGCGGAGGGCGCCGCTATTATAGGAAAAGCCCGAAATCACCGGCGTGGTTTCCGGCAGCGAGGCCCAGACGATGTGACCGCCGCGGATCTTGGCGCCCTTCATGGTCGGCGCCCAGTTGTCGCAAATGATCGCAGCGCCAGGCTGCATGTAGCTTTCGTTCTCGTTCAAAATCAGCCCGCGCGTCGGCGCCGGAAACGTGAGGGTCTCCTGCTTGGTGGCGACTTGCGGGTTGACCGGTGCACGCCGGAATGCTGCGTGCTGGCTCACGGCCCATTGATCGGGTACGGATACGAGGCTTGCACTTCAGCGGTTGGCGTGCGGCGGCCGATCAGGATTGGCGCCGGCTTGTCAGCGCCCTGGATCTTCGCCAGTGCGTCGCCGTAAGAGCCCATATCCTCGGCGTAGGCGCCGCCTTTGTTGGCTTTCCATTGCCAAATCATGCCGAGTTTCAGGCTGCGCTCATCAATCGTAAAAACATCGCCGTCAGCGGCGAACGTGTCGCCAAAGCCGCCGCCGGCGAGCGCCACGCAGTTCTTGTGCAAATAGGCGAAATAGGCGGTGACGCCGGAGCCCATCACCGGCTGCACCAGCATCTGGCCGCCCATCATCGTCCACTCGCCCCAGGCGCGGTATTGGCCGTAGGCGCGCCGGTTGAGCCACTCGTCAATGTCAGGGATGAACGTCATCGGCTGCACCGCCGAGGTCGAGCGCCAGACATTGGCGGTCAGCAGCATGCGCTTGTAATCAGCCGGCAGGTTGAACGCGGTGGCAACCCCGGTGCCGACCAGGGTCTGCACCTTGGTCAGCTTCTGCCAGTCGCGGGTGTCGTAGGCGATGCGCTGCGCCATTTCGTTAGCAAGCGACAGCATCTCCTGCATGGTGCGGTTGCCGGTGAGGTTGGAGAATACGCTCTGCGGTATGGCGACGCCGACCGCGGCGCAGACATCCTTCACCACCGACAACAGGGTCATGCTGCGCTGGCTTTCTCCGGCCTGCAGTCACGCGCCATCCGCCGCAACGTCTTGGTGTTGAGCGCGCCGATCGGTGCCTGCCCGGTGTTGGAGGTGATGTACTCGCGCAGTTGCCCTAGATCCATGCCGTCAAATTCATCGGCTGGCGCGAATTGCACATTGCGCTCAGTCGTCGTGGACGGCGCGCCGGATTTACCAAGTTGGTCCGCCTTCAGCGCGGCAAGATCATCCGCCATCGCAGGCGCGAACGAGACCGCTTGCTTGTTCTCGATAGGCGCGCTCGCCCCCGCCTTCAGCGCGGCAAGATCATCCGCCATCGCGGCGTTTTGGGCGCGCAGCCCCTCGAGCTCGGCCTGCATCTGGGTGTTGACGGCGCCGCGCTTGGTCTCCTCGAGGTACTCCATCGCGGCGTTCTTCATCTCACGCCCACCGGGCCCGAGGTTCTTCAGCTCCTGGCCATCGATCGCGGCCAGTGCCTCCACCGTGTAGATGTTCTGTGCCCGCAGCTCGGCGCGGCGTGCCTCGGTGAGGAACGTAGCGTAGCTGGTTGGCGTGCCGCTCTTGGTCTGCTGCGCATGCGCCTTGAACTGGCGATACTGGCGCGCGAACCGCTCGGCGTAGGTGGTCTTGGCCTGCTCGCCAGTGATCGGGTCGGCCTGCTGCCGCAGACTTGGCTTCGTCCTTGACGGCCAGCTCCTTGAATACCGCCAGAATGTTCTCGTCGGGATCCTTGATAGCCATAGAAATTATTCCTTGTTTAATTTGGGAGGGACTTGGACCGCCGTCGCTCCCACAACGGCGGTCCAAGGTTTTCGGCGGACCGGGTGTCTAATCCACCCGCCGAAACTCAGGACGCCGGTGTCGGGTCGTACATCCGCCAGTTGAACAGCGGATTGGTCATGGTGAGTTCCCCCATCCACCCGATGAACTGGGCGATACAGTCCTTATCAATCGGCATCTGGCCGTCGCCATCGAACAGCTTGTCGAAGTTTCTGGAGGCGTTGTAGCGAATGCGGAACGTGTCGGTGTTGATGCCGAACGTTGTATCCGACGGCATATTACTGCCGATGCCACCATCGAGCACGATCTCGGCACGCTTGCCGCCACCGATATATTCGAGCGCGCTGAACCCCAGCCTGCCCATCGACGTTTCGTTGGTCTGATGCTGGATCGCCACCGTGGCTGCGTCATACGCCGCATAATGTTCGGGCGACATGATCAGAAGGTCCGCGTAGTCTTTGCCGCGGCTGGATCTGGTCATGACGCTGTTGAGCGTGGCCCTGGCGTTGGTAGACGTAAACTGCGTCTGGCCTGTCAGCGCACCGCCGGTGTGGATGTTGTAGGTTTTGGTTTGCCAGATGGTGTTGACACGATCGATGCCGCCATAGACGCCGTTGTTGACGGTGATCGGCACCGCGGTCGCGAGACCTGTCAATTGCTTGCCGCCGTTGCCGGAGCCGTCACTGTAGAGCGCGAGATCCATCGCGTCCTCGAGCGCACGTTCAGCAGCAGCCATGTAGGCGTCGTAGACGTCCATCAACTGGGCGTCGCCTTGGTTGTTGAGGATTTCCTGCATCGACAGCACGACAGGGACCACGACCTGCTTCGGGTCATAGAACGCATCGTTGAACAGATCGATCGCCGGGTTCAGCAACTGGTCGTAACCGTTGTACCACTGCGCGACGTTCTTGGAGACTTGCAGCGTCTGGCGGATTTTTGGGCCAGAGTAGGTCTGCCACAGGCCCTTACGGCGCAGCACCGCCAGCAGTGCGTTGTTGTTGCTGACGAGATCTTCGTAGGATGACGATCGGTCTTCGATCGCCATCGATAGCATCTGCTGATAAGCAGCATTGGTTGTCACGTTGGGCATAGCGCCACTCCACTAGGGTTCAGACTACAGGCCGCCATTGACGCGTTTGATTGCGTTGGCGATGGCTTCGCGTCTGCCGACAGCTTTCCCGGAGGACCTTGCGGAGGGGCTATTGGCTCCCATGCCACCAGGCGAACCGGAAATCGATCTATCGGCGGGGGCGCGCGTCTGAGGCGCTGTGGTGCGGGTCTGAGCCGCTGTGCTGGCCGGCTGGAGTAGCTCGGCCCTTCGGTACGCGGTCTCCAGATCAAACCCGAGCTTGAGCTCGGTCTCGATCTGGGTGCCCAGCTCGTCAAATCGGGGGTGACTGTCCGCGAATTGATCGACCTGAGAACGCGTGTACGTGAATTGCTGGGCAGTATGCATCTGCGCCAGCTGATCTTTCAAGCCCCTAACTTCCTGATGCAGGGCACCAATCTGGCTGGTCTGGGCCTGTTGGGCGTTGCCCATCTGGACCTGCTGGAGCTGCTCGGGGCTTTGGCTCAGCACGTGATAGGCGATATCGCGCAGACCGAGCTTGGCGCCGTTGGGCGCTTTCAGGTTCAGATTATTGACGATGACGTCGAGCCCGCCGACGACATCGGCGCGCAGCTTCTGCTCCATGCTGGTGTAGTTGGTCAGCGCCTGCTCCAGCGTGGTGCCGTGCTGTTGCGCCATGTCGTGAAAGCGTCGGATCGGCTGGAAGGCCTCGTGAGTTCCTTTGTAATACTGGTAGGCCTTGACGAACTCGCCCTGCACCCGGTGGATGTCGCCGCGCACGCTCTCCGGCGTGGCGTGCCATTCCGACTTGGCCTTGTCGGACATCCGCTGCGGCGGATCCCGGAATGGTGCCTTCTCGGGCAACTGGTTGGCTGGCGTCTGTGGCTTCGTTGTAACCAAACTGGTTACACCGTCGGTGGGCTGTGTTTGTTCTTCCGACGAATTTAAATTCGTCGCCTGCCGCGGCGCGAACCGGCCCTTGTCGCGGGGCTGCGATGGCGTCTCTCCGGGGCGCTTTTTGAGGTTTATGTCTTCCTTTTCAGTGGGTTCCGGCGGCTTGTTATGGCCGGCCTTGGCCTCGGCGGCGGGAAGTGCAGATTTTGCACTTTCTGCACTTTTTTGCGCTCTTGCCGGTTCGCGAGGCTTGTTGGCGCGCTCAAAGGCGGCCTGGATCGCCTCCCGCCGGCTTATCGGCGGCTTGTCGGGCGCCTGGTTGCTGATCGGATTGGGGCTGGAATTACGCTCGGTATTAATCGGGACTTCGGTAACAACCTCTGAGAGGTTGTTCGAACTCTGAGAGGTTTGTGGTGAGGATGACGGCGGCGCCACTGGCGCGGAAGTGTCGCTCATAATACGGTCTCCGTGGCCGGTCTGAACCGGCTGTGTGTACGGTCAGCCGGACCGTACTTTCGGAGACACCCTTTGAATTTATGTTACCGCTCGATCGGCGCAGGCCTGTGGCCCGCCTTGTATTTTTCGATGGCGGTCTTCAGCGACTGGCGGCGCTGTTCCTTCCACATCTTGTCCGCGGTTGCCCGCGGCTTTGGCTTTGGCTTCTCCGTCCCGACTTCGGTCAGACCGAGGGAGCGGCCGACTGCCCGAAATTGACGCTTGCTGGTGTAGAAATTACCGTCGACCTGCTCGGTCGGCTCCATGGTATCGCTGACGA